AATGAGAGAATTAAAAATGTGGTCTAAACTTAAAAAAGAATTTGATGATGGAAGTTTTGATAATAAAAATGTTAACACACATCAATTAGAGTCGTATAAAAGAATTATGGAAAATAAAGTTAAAACTTTGACAGAGGGGTCCTCGCAACCTGAAGTATTTAATGTGGTTGGTCAAATGGAAACAATTAAAAGAGTTAAGAAAGATAATGAGCTGGGACATGAAAAGAAAAAAGAAATATCTAATAAAGAAACTTTTTATAAAAAACCAGAATAGATATGAAATATAAACATATTTGGTTAGGACAATCGGTTTTAAAAATCGAAGTTCCCATAGATATTTATATGGCGATTAATCATATATACGAATCTAATCTACCTGTTCTTAAAAAAGCAAATAAACAACTAGTGGGTAAAATAGAAAACGAACATTCTTTATTTTATGATGGTCCAGATAACGAAAAAATGACAAGGCATAATAAATTAACTAAGAATGTATACGATTGGTTTTTGTCTATGTATGGTTTTTATTTAGAGTTTAATAAAATTAAATATGATGAAATTAATCTGACATCGGTGTGGGTTAATGAAATGAAAGACAATGAATACAACCCACTTCATGTTCATCAAGGTAATCTTTTTACAGGATTGTCTTCTGTAATGATATTAAAATTACCTAGCCATTATGGTAAAGAGGTTTCCTCTGAACACAACCCTATGAATGGTTCACTACAAATGGTGGGAAACACTAATGGCCAGTTTGCCAGAACAGATTATTCACCTAACGTAAAAATTAGAGATTTTTATATTTTTCCTTATGACGTGAGACATTGTGTGTATCCATTTCACTCTACCGGTGAAACAAGAAGAACATTGGCTGCAAACTGTGATGTTAGTTATGACCCTATTATTAACAAAGGAGCACATGATTAAAAAAGAACCACACTGGAAATCATACATTGTCGAAACGACAACACCAATATTTACTCCAGAAGAATGTAATATTATAAGTAGACTTGGAAGATCTTTGCCACCTATTCAAGCAGAGGTTGGCGGAGGAGAGGGAGGAACTGTTGATACTAAAACAAGAATATCACATATTAGCTGGATTCCTTTTAATCATCCTGATGCAAAGCCCATGTATAAAAGGTTAGAACAAACTTTGTACATGACAAACAAAAGACATTTTGGTTTTGAAAATATGGAAATAAATGAACAAGCTCAGTACACAGAATATCCTGAAGGCGGTTTTTATAATTGGCACATGGATTTAGATACTAACATGTCTAAGGAACCTCCTGTTAGAAAAATATCCATGAGTTTAATTTTATCAGCGGATAATGAATTTGAAGGTGGTGGTTTAGAAATACAAAAGCCAGGTAATATTAAATCACCTAAACAAGGCCACGCCATATTCTTTGCAAGTTTTGTAAATCACAGAGTTATTCCAGTGACAAGAGGAACTAGAAAATCATTAGTCATGTGGTTTGGGGGAGAGCCTTTTAAATGATTAAATTAATTGACAAGATTATTAAATGGCATCAAGACAGGAATCTTATAAAAGGAAGCACAGATCAAGCTCAACTTTTAAAACTTATAGAAGAGCTGGGTGAACTTAGTAACTCTGTTTGTAAAGGAAAAGACATAAGAGATGATCTTGGTGATATGATGGTTGTCATGATTAATATCATGAAAAGAAATAATATAACTATGGAAGAGTGTTTAAATGTTGCCTACGAAGATATTAAAAACAGAAAAGGTAAAATTGTAGATGGAGTTTTTGTTAAATGATTAAGGGACTTTTCTTTCCAACTATTATTTACGCAAAAGATCTTAACTTAGATATTAAATTATTTGAGAACGAGATTATAAATTGGTCTAAAAAAGATCCAGGCTTACAAAAGACTAATGTAAATGGTTGGCACAGTCCAACTAATATGCACAAGGCTCCTGTGTTTAAACCTTTAGTGGATGAGTTATATAAAATGCAACGTGATATTTATAAAGAAGAGTTTTTAGATAGATCACCTAATTTAGGAAATATGTGGGCTAACATAAATTATAAAGACAGTTTTAATAGAGCACATGTTCATGCAAATGCTATTTTTAGCGGAGCTTATTATATTAAAGTTCCTAAAAATTCAGGACAAATAAAATTTAATGATCCTCGATCTGGACCAAAATATCTGTTTCCCGCTAAACGAAACGTTCAACTACCGGAACACTTATGGACAGAACTACATATTCAACCCATAGAAAATAGAGTTATTATGTTTCCAGCGTGGCTAGAACATCTTGTTGATCTTAATCAATCAAATGATATAAGAATATCAGTAAGTTTTAATTTTACACAACATGGCTTTTAATAAATATACAGTTATAAAAAAAGCAGTATCTTACGAGTTAGCAAACTTTTGCTACAACTATTTTCTTTTAAAAAGAGACGCCATTGGTTTTATGTATGATAATAATCTCATAGCTCAAAATGGTTTTTATGGAACTTGGACAGATCAACAAGTTCCTGGATGTTATTCTATTTATGCTGATCATGTTATGGAAACTTTACTTATGAAAGTGCTTCCTGTAATGAAAGAAAAAACTGGTCTAAATTTAGTGCCTACCTATTCTTACGCTAGGGTTTACGAAAAAGGGTCGGAATTAAAAAGACATAAAGATAGACCTAGCTGTGAGATATCTACCACGTTAAATCTAGGTGGAGATCCATGGCCTATATTTATCGATCCTACGGGGTCTGACAACGTCATAGACGAGTATAAGAACATACATAAGCCCAATGCACCTAAAGGTGTAAAAGTGGAGCTAAACGTAGGAGACATGCTTATTTACTCTGGATGTGAGCTAGAACACTGGAGAGAGCCTTTTCAAGGCAATGTTTGTGGTCAAGTATTCTTGCACTATAATCATGCAGATGGACCGTTTGCAAAGTCTAATTTGTATGATAAAAGACCTCTATTGGGTATTCCCAAATAACGTTGAATATCAACGCAATCTAATATAATCTGGAGGTCTATGCTACAAAAGATAGGGTTTGCGCCTGGAATCAACAAACAAATTACTGCAACAGCCGCTGAAGGTCAGTGGATAGATTGTGATAATGTTCGTTTTAGATACGATA